GGCCTTGCCGAGCTTGAGAAGGCAGAGACAGAAAATATCATCTAACAAGGGCGTTGAGTCCGACGCCTAAAAACCGGCGCGGCTCACGCCTGGCGTTAGATGGAAAGGAGCAAACAATGGACCTTGGATATGAACAATTACTGGCATTGCAAATTATGAGAGACAGGCCTGATATGGAAGCATCGGCCATTGCTAAAAAAGCAGATTGTTCCTGGGATGAGTTGTACAATTTAAGTAAAAAGGGGTTGATTGATCTCGGAGTGAATAGGCTACAGAATAAACAACTTCATCCGACATTGACTGGCGATGGCCTTGCCGAGCTTGAGAAGGCAGAGACAGAAAGTGAATTTGTTAAGGCGTTTGTAGCTGGTGCCAAATGGTGGGAATATCATGAAACAGAGTTTACCATGTGGCAAAGTGATCAACGACTTGCAGAGGAAGAGGCTATCAAGCGATACGCCTCCCAACAAGGTCAATCCAGCGGACATGATGATCGTTGCCGATGTTGGAAATTTCCAGCCACGGATTGTAATGAATTTAAAGGCGGTAAATGTCTTTTGCGTTGCCGCTGATCTTAGCGTTATAAAGAATTTTGGAGGTAATAATAATGATAGAGGTTTATTGGATAAGTCTCGAAAGTGAGCCAAAAAATGGATATTATGAAAGAGATATGAAAGACATTATTGGCGCATTAGAATCGCTTGATTATGATGGAGAGGGATTTATTATCAAAAGGTGTCAAATGAAAGAGGAAGATTATTTGGCCCTTCCTGAATTTACAGGGTTTTAAATTCTTTATAACCAATCACTCCAGCGGAGCGCATAATAACCGCGCCCGCTGAGTTCAGGCGTTAGGACGTATATTGGGGACAAGAGTATCGAAATAATCAAATGAGTAGATGTGGGTGGTGTCTTAAAAAGGGTGGATACCCAATATACGCCTAACAAGCAAATCAACTTGACGGGCTAATAATCGGGCGGATTTATAGCGAAGGTTGGGGGCGTATTCCAAATCAAGAGACACGCTAAACTCTCATCCGCCCGCAAGTTATCTTGGCGTTCGTTTTCTAGGAGGTAAATATGAATGTTACTATCAATAATTCTATCGGGTTATTAAAAGAATGTTTACATAATTGTGATAAGGGCAGTACTTATTTATATGGATGGTGTTTGGGTGAAAAAGAGTTGATAAAACAAACAATTAACGAATTAGAGGAAATCGAAAACGAACAAGAAAATCCAGCAGACGGCGTAACCGCCGCCCCTGATTAGCGGCATTAGCCATAATGGAGCCTTTTTATTGGATACGGTAAGCCAAGTGTACTGAGTGCCTGGCGTACGCACCGACCGAGGATTTGAGTGTTTTTCTCAATAGTGGTCTAAGCTTGGCGATCGTTCTACGGCGCAAGTAGTTGAGCGGGCAATGTTAAACCTCATTATCCATATAGAAGGCTCCATTATGGCTAACAATTCACTCGACTCGACCTCGTGATACTCGGCGAGTCAGCTCAAGCGATGGAAGATCTATCATGCGCGTATATAGGGGTGAATTTTGGGTATAGGTTTTAAAGAGAGAAAAGATGACACCCAAAAAAAGTGACATGATCAATACTATCTCGATACTGGCAGATATAAGCTATCTAGAGAGGCAGGAAAGTTTGACGAGTAAACAGGTACAATGGATTGTAACTGTAGATCAAATATTCCGCTATTTTTCCCGGAGATTAAAGAATCTGCTCAATAAGCCGGTGAGAGGATAAACAATGGACATTACAGAGGCAGCAAAAATCATACATACCGTGGCAAAAGATCATGGATGGTGGGATAAGGAACGGCCGATCCCGGAGCTCTTGTGCCTCATTCACTCTGAGGCAAGCGAGGCCCTAGAGGCATACCGAAACAGCAATGACGATAATTTAGCAGAGGAGCTGGCCGATATCGTGATCAGGGTATTTGATATGGCAGAGGCCCTGGGCATTAATATCGAACATGAGATCATCAAAAAAACCATGTTCAACAAATCACGCCCATACAGGCATGGAGGCAAAAAGTGCTAATAGATGATTATAAAAACTGGCTACAGGCCCGGCACTATTCACAAAAAACGATCAAGATCTATACTGATCGGATTGAGAAATTTATCATCGAAATACATGATCCATTGAATGTGGACCAGGCCGGGATCCAGCGCTATTTAATAGGCTTAAAAAACAGAGGCATTGAATTTACTACCCTGGAAGGCACTTTTTCAACCCTCAAGAATTTCTATACCTGGCTCATTATTACCGGCCAGCATACCATCACCCTGGACCAGAACCCTCTCAAGCATTTAATGCCGGTCAAACGACAAAAACGAGTCCCAAAAATCATACCGAATGATGATCTTTCTGCACTACTCAGGGCCCCGGATCTCAAAACGGTGCGAGGGTGCCGTGATTATGCAATTATGCTTTTTCTTCTTCACGGCCTCAGAGCCCTGGAGCTATGCACCCTTACCCTCGATCAAGTATTTATCGACGGGTGGGGCCCAGCTCGGAAAATGGTGATCGATGTCAAAGGTAAGGGCAGAAAAGAGCGCCGGATCGTTATGGAGCGGAGCGGTGATACCGAGTGGGCCTGGAATCGATATATGGAAAAGAGAATGGCCTATAATTCAAGCATCGCATTCCTGGCACTATTAGGAAAAGGCAATAGTAAGCAATTAACGACCAATGGACTCTATAAGATCTTATCACGATATGCCCTAAAGGTAGCAATCTCCAGGTGGCACCCACACCTTTGGCGCCATACTGCAGCGGTGAGAATGTTGGAGGACGGGGTATCACTCAAAGAGATTCAATATCGCCTGGGCCATGAAAGCGTCCAAACCACCGAAAAATACCTGGGAGCGGCCACAATTTTGCAGGATGAATCAGCAAATTCTCTCTGGATCCACCAGCTAAAGAAGGCAGATAATCGATATAGGCGATGGCGGCAATAATAGGCAAATAAAAATATATTAGGTTGACAGTTTTTTTCATTGAATACGCAATCATTGCGTATAACCATAAGGGCGCTAAAATATTGAAAAAAGCACTAAAATCCCGGGCTCATTTCAGGACCCCATTGCGTACTGTAGTACGCAATCAATTCCCACTTAGTTGCAGAGTACGCAATTTTGACTGCGTATTGCTTGCAGTTTTTGCGTATTTTGCGCCTTTTCTGGGGTCTCAAAATTGGATTTATCAGTCATTTTAATAACTTAACTATATGCAACATACGCAATCGCATAAAAACGAGCAAATAATGCCAAAAAAACAGTGTACCAAATGCGGTGAATGGAAGGATTTAGAGGGTTTTTATAAAGATAAATTCAGTAAGTCTGGGATAGATTCTGCTTGTAAGAAATGTGTTAGTTTAAGGAACAAATTGAAAAAGCGCAGGGATATCAAAACATTAAGCGATAATTATATAAAAGCAATATTAACAGATAGATCTCAAATGATCCGCTCCCAAATTACTCAAGAAATGATCCAGGAAAAACGCAGGGAAATAAAGGAACAGAGATTATTAAAAGATAATGGGAAAAGAAAATGCAGGGAATGTGGCCAGATCAAGGAATTGGGGGATTTTTATAATAAGAAAATATGCAGGGATTGCAGAGAAAATATTAAAATATTAAGGGAAATAAAAAGGGAGGCAAAAAGGAAGGCAAAAAGGAAATCTCCCCAAGAGCTTTATGAGGAAAATGAGAAGAAAAAACAAAAAAGCAGAGAATATTATAAAAATATTGGCAAAACAAAGATGATAAAAGGTCTAAATGACCACTATGTAAAAATGAAAATTGTCCAGCGAATTAATTTAGAATATAAAGATATAACTCCTGAAATGATTCAATTAAAGAGAGAACAATTACTATTTTATAGGCAGTTTCAACAATTAAAAAGGAGGATAAACGATGGGATTATTAACTGAAGAAATGCAGGAAATTAGAAGGCTGCATAAGTATTTGGATAACGGCGGAAAGGATTTCGATTATATCAATGCTAAAATCGCACTGTTTTCACAAAGTGATAAGAGGCAAAAAACACTTATACAATTGCTTGGGCTTATGGGCAAATATAAGAATGGGAATTCTCTTTTGAAAAAAATGTATTCCATGAATCTTATCACTGAATATGAAGCGATTTCTATGGCTCCGATAGATTTTGAAAAAGAACTTGTAATCTGCCCTATTGGAGATAAAGAAATAACCAGGGCCGAATGCCTGGATTATTCAGGGAGTCATTATGAAGAATGTCGCGGATGTGAACAAGGTATGTCAACAAAGAAATATTTAGCGCCACATGTACAGGAGCGTGTTTAACTCTTTAATTATAATAAAGCGGCTCCCTCCTGGAAATAAAATCGCTTACAGTTTCCCTCATCCCGAAATTCAAGTGCGATTAAATAAAAAACCGGGTTGCATATAAAAATGAACATCAAAAATATATCAATTAATGAACTAAAGCCTTATAAGATCAACCCAAATTAATAAAGCATATTGAATAAAGACAAAAACAAACCGCCAGATAACGGCCAGGATAAATATGCCAGCCTCTTAGATGATGACAAGATAATTTCTCTTATCGATTCGGCCAAGAATGTTGTCCTTAAAAATCTTCTTAAAAAGATCAAGGATGCTGAACCTCTCGCCGCTCACGAAGTTAAGCTATTAAAGGAGTTTGAGGCAGAGCTTAAGGCCAGGCAATCAGGCACCGGCCGGCGCCTCCTATCCACGCAAAAGCAACTGGCCGAGTACCTGGGTAAAGCAACGCGGACCGTATCCTATTATAAAAGCAAAAACATGCCGGTCAATCCCGACGGCACCTATGATCTGGATGCAATCGATGCCTGGATCGAGGCCCGCACCAAAAAAGGCATTGGTCAACCCCACGGCGAGCGGCCTGATTCAGGAGATAAGTCAGGCTGGGAGGCGGTCTATAAAGAAATGAAGGCCCGCCTGGCAGAGCTCGAGCTCCAAAAATATAAGGGTGAGGTTATCAGCCTGGATGAGGTCAGGCGGCAATGGGTCAACCGGATCATCGAGGTCAAAACAGCCTTGCTATCACTCCCGCGAAAATTACCACCGCTCCTTGAGGGCAAGGAAAAGCGGGACATGGAGGCAATCATCGAGGATGAAGTCCGCTTCATTTTAGAAAGATTCTCACGCCCAGGCGGTAAACTAAAAAAGGAGGTATATCATGACAAGTAAAAAAGCAGATTGGACAGAAACAGAGCGGGACACCTGGAGACCGCCGGAAAGACTCACCGTATCGGAGTGGGCGGATAGGTACCGTATCCTGGTCCCGCAAACAAGCGCCGAACCAGGCCCCTGGCGCACGGTCCGCACACCCTACCTCAAAGAGATTATGGATGATTTTTCAGATCCCTATGTGGAAAAAGTGGTTTTCGAGACAGGCTCCCAGCTCGGCAAAACCGAGGTCCTGTATAATTGCCTCGGTTACGTTATCCATCAGGCACCGGCCCCGGCATTGCTCATCATGCCGACCCTGGACCTGGCCCGCTATGTCTCACGCAACCGGATCCAGCCCATGATCAACGCATCCGATCCGCTCTGCGATCGAAAGCCTGCAAATGACGATGAATTCACCATGCTGGAGATGACATTCCCGGGCATGGTCCTTTCCCTGGCCGGCGCAAACTCGCCGGCCTCCCTGGCATCCAGGCCGTGCCGATATATCTTTCTCGATGAGGTCAACAAGTTTCCCAAATTCACCCAGGGCAATGAGGCGGATCCCATATCCCTGGCCACGGAACGGCAAAAGACCTTCTGGAACAAAAAGACCTTTATCGTGTCCACTCCCACCTTAGAGGACGGCCAGATCACCATCGAGCGGGAATCCTGCGATCAGATATATCAATGTTATGTTCCATGCCCGGAATGTGGCGCAATGCAGATCCTGGAGTTTAAACAAATCAAGTGGCCCGATACCCTCGATTCGACATCGCCCACCTATGCCCAGGAGGTCCGTGAGTCTGCATGGTACGAATGCCCTCAATGCCAGTGCATGATCGATAATTACCAGCGTACCCAGATGATCGCCGCCTATCAATGGTGGCCGGAGAAAAATATTCTTGAAACCAGCCAGACAATCATCCGGAGCAAAGGCTATCACTTGAGCTCGCTCTATTCACCCTGGCTCACCTGGGGAGATATTGCAGAGAAATTTATCCAGTCAAAAGATCACCCGGAAAAGCTCCAGAATTTTCTCAACTCATGGCTGGCACAGGTCTGGGTTGAAAAACTCTACCAGGCAGATGAGCGTGAGATCCTTACCCATACCACGGACACCCCACCCCTTATTGTGCCGGACCAGACCCTGGTGCTCACAATGGGAATCGATGTGCAAAAAGCCGGCTTTTACTACGTCGTCCGGGCCTGGGCACGGGACTATACCTCATGGCTCATTCGATATGGCTATATCATGAGCTGGGATAACCTTCGTCAAATCATTTTCGACGATGTCTATTATATTCACGGAGGCGAGCCGCTCCATATCTGGCGGGCGGCCATCGATACCGGTGGCAGCGAAGGCGCAGAGGAAGGGATCAGCAGTACCGAAGAAGTCTATACCTGGTTACGGCAAAATAGCCAGGGCGTTGTTTTTGGCGTAAAGGGATCCTCACGCCCTATGGCAACACGCATGAGTCAATCGATTATTGATAAGATGCCCGGACCAAAAGGCCGAAATATGCCGCTCCCCGGGGGGATTATCCTCTGGACCATTGATACCGCCAAGTTTAAAGAATTGCTCCATTACCGCCTGCAGGTCGAAATAGGCCAATCACAGGCCATATATCTTCATAATCAAACCGGTATGGACTATGCCCGGCAAATCACCGCAGAGGAAAAACACCGCAATAAAAAAGGGAAGGTGGAATGGGTCGCCACCAGGGCGGATAATCACTATCTCGATTGTGAGGTGTATTGCGCCGCGACCGTGGATCCGGAATGGTGGGGTGGTCTCAGGGTGCTCAAAGACCGGCCACAGCCAAAGGATATGGCCCCAACCCCGAAATCAACTCCGAAATCGCCCTGGATTTCACCTAGAGGAGAGTCCTGGTTGAGGTGAATAATTATACCATGGACAAAGGAATTATTATGATAAATCCGCAATCCGAAACCCGAAACTCGTAACCCTGACTATGCCCTGGCTTGAAAAAAAAGAGAACTGGCTGACCCCAGGTAAAAGTAAAATGACACCTAAAAAACTATTTAATGAAAAGGTGTATTCCGTTACGGAGGTTGCGGCATCGCTCGCTGTTACACGGCAGACTATCTATAAATGGCTATCGATCGATGAGCCGGAGTATGCAATTATCCCACCGAACGCATGGTTTAAATTACCAAATGGCCACATCCGGATCCGGGAATGGATCGTTTTAAAAATCAAAAAGGGAGAAATTTAATCCATGAGCCATAAATCGGCAAAGAAGCTCAGAAAAATAATGAATAAAAAAATTATTGCACTTGTCGGGATTATAAAATCCTTTCCCTTGCGCAAGCGGATTATTATTGCCCTCGACATCATCAAAGGGAAATAGCGTATAATTTCAACCACTTACCCATTTTCACCGAGCCCCATATTCACCCCACAATCGATTTTCTCACCAGGCCGCTTACCATAACCCTTGGAATACTTAAATAATTGATTATAGGGGATTTATGCGATCCAAAAATTTTCCAAAACCCCGCAAATTTATGTAAAACTCAATATATAGCATACTATTTCTCTATATACCTATATGTAGTAAAAAACACATCCTTGACCCCTCCCTTTTTCCCCTTTAAACTGGGCACATCTTTTTCATACTTATTTCCTCCTTGATGATGGGGCCGTGCGGGCCGCACACTGCACGGCCCCTATTTTATTGACTATTGATTATTGACTATTGATTTTCAATCTTCAATCTTCAATAGAAAATTTTCAATTACTTATGACCGCAGCGCAAGACATTATCAACGCAGTCGATACAGCGATCCTGGCCAAGTTAAACGGCGGCGCCGTCCGTTCGTATGGGATCGGCGATCGCAACCTCACGCACATGAGCCTCAAAGAGCTCAGAGAAACCCGCAAAGAATATGAAGCCCTTGTCAGCGCAGAGAGGGGCGGAGTAAAAAACTATGCCTCGTTCAAGGATCCGTCGTAAAAAACTAAAGCAACCAAATATCATTGAGCGGACCATCCGCTTTGTATCGCCCCGCTGGGGCCTCAAGCGTGAGATGTCCCGGTTCGGCCTTGATTTCATGGCATCGGGCAGCTACCGTGGCGCACGCACGACCAGGCCGCATGACAAATGGCTCCCTGGCGGCGGATCAGCCGATCAGGATATCTTATCCGATCTTCCAAAACTCCGTGAGCGCTCCCGGGATCTCAACCGCAACGAAGGCATTGCAGCCGGCGCAACCAACGCAGTGGTCCAAAATGTAGTGGGATCCGGCATCATGCCGCAATCCCAGATCAATGCAGAGCGGCTCAAGATACAGCCTGAGAAAGCAACCGAGCTCCAGCAGCAGGCAGAGCTTGCCTGGCTCCGCTGGAAACGAAACGCAGACAGCACGAACCGGCTGGACTTTGACGACATCCAGGCCCTGGTACAACGCCAAATCTTAGAAAACGGCGAGATCTTGTTTCTTCCCCTTATGATCGCAACCAGACGGCCCTATTCCCTGGCCCTGGAGCTTGTGGAGGCAGACCGCCTCGAAACCCCGACGGCAAAAATGAGCATAGACCGAGTACGGAGCGGCATCGAGTTCGGCCTGCGTGGCCAGCCCGTTGCCTACTGGATTAAAAAATCACACCCGGGAAGCTGGTCATATCGCCCCTATCGCATCGATGATTATAAACGGATCCCTGCATGGAACACACTCGGCAGGCCGAATGTCTTTCACCTTTTCCACCAGATGCGCCCCGGCCAATCCCGGGGCGTGCCCTGGTTTGCACCGGCGCTCGATATCTTTAAAAATATGGCGGATTATATGGAGTCGGAGCTTGTGGCTGCCCGGGTTGCGGCCTGTTATGCGATCATGGTCACATCCTCAAATCCATATAACATGGCCACGAATGCATCCGCCGGTGAGACCGATTCAGCAGGAAAGCCGGTCGAATACCTTGAGCCGGGCATTATTAAATATCTTGCCCAGGGCGAAGATGTCAAGTCCTTCACACCGAACCGGCCGGGCAATACCTTTGATTCCTTTATCGATCGGATTCTCAGGGCAGTCGGCGTGGCCCTGGATCTTCCCTATGAGATTCTTGCAAAGGATTTTTCAAAAACAAATTACTCGTCTGCCCGGGCATCGCTCCTTGAGGCACGCAAATTTTTTCAGGTCCGCCAAACATGGCTTGCAAAACGATTCTGTCAGCCATGCTGGGAAATGGTGCTTGAGGAGGCCTGGCTCCGCGGTGAGCTCGATGCGCCGGATTTTCTGAAAAACAAACGGGAATATTGTAAGGCCCGGTGGATCCCGAACGGCTGGCAATGGGTGGATCCGGTCAAAGAGGCAAACGGTTCGCAGATATCGCTCAGGAATAATATGACAACCCTTTCAAACATCCTGGCCAGCCGGGGCGACGACCTGGACGAGACACTTGAGACCAGGGCCCGGGAGATCAAAAAGATCAAGGACCTTGAGGAGAAATATAAGATTACCTTTCAGCAACCAAAACAAGCACCAGGGGAGCCATAACCATGCCACAGGAAAAAGAAGAAAAATCATCCACGATATCCCGCATCATCCATAAGCTCAATTCCATGCCCTGGGCCATCAGGCCGGAAAAACTGCAGGCCATTCAAGAGATCATCGACCGCAAGCTCAAGGGAGAGACCATCGAATTTGAGGCCGCTACCAGATCTGGAAATAATGAGCCTACATATATGACGATCGATAAAAACGGCCTTGCAAGCATTCAAATCCACGGCACCGTTGGACGACGGCTCAATATGTTCGAAAAGGCCAGCGGCGGGGTCAGTACCGAGATCCTGCTTGCCGATTTTAAAAAGGCCACCTCAGATAAATCAGTCAAAGGCATTTTATTACATATCGATTCGCCCGGCGGCATGGTCGATGGTATCAAGGAATTGACGGACGCTATCTATTATGCCCGCGATCAAAAACCGGTATTTGCCTATGCAGAGGGTGAGATCGCCAGTGCCGCATACTGGTTGGGATCAGCGGCCCATAAGGTTTTTTCTGAAAAAACGGCGCTCATTGGCAGTATCGGCGTGGTGGCCACACACTACGATTTTTCAGTGGCAGACGAAAAGCAGGGTGTCAAACGTACTTACATATACAACGGCAAATATAAGCGCATCGCCAACGATGCAGAACCCTTGAGTGAAGAAGGCCATGCCTATCTTCAAGAAATCGTCGATGATTTTTACGGCATCTTTGTCGAGGACGTCGAGCGCAACCGCGAGAACCTATCACAAAAGACCATCCTTGATATGGAAAGCAAAATCTATATTGCAGACAAGGCCCTGAAACAGGGTCTCATTGATGGAATAGGCGACTATTCCCAAATTTACACAACTTTAAAGATGGAGGCACGAATCATGACCAAAGATGAATTACAAGCGCAGTTCCCGGATCTCTTTAAAGAGATCCAGGCAGAGGGCCTTGCCAATGCATCACGTGAGGAGATTGAAAAGGAACATGCCGATATAGTGGCAACGATCGCACAGGAGGCAACCGACCGTGAGCATACCCGCATTATGGGTATTTTCACCGAGGCCTATGGCAAGGAAACAGGCGAGAAATTTAGCACCATTATCAAGCCCGGCGCTACTGTGGCCGACATGATGGCATTTGCACAGGACCGGGCCAAGCAGGATATTCTGAAAGATTTGGTCGATGCTGGTCCTGATTCCGTTGGCCAGGAGCTCGAGGTTTCGGATGATCCCCTCGCAGGCCTGGAGGGTGAGGCATTATACAAGGCTGAATATGAGCGCACCCCGGATCTCAAAGATGAGTATGGCTCCATAGAAAGCTATATCGCATACAGAACAGCCGAGGCAGCGGGCCGGGTCAAAAGCCTGAAAAAGAAGTAAACAATAATTAATTCAGGGATTCAGGGATTTAGGGATTTAGGGATTAAATCCGAAATCCGCAATCCAAAATCAAAAAGGGAGGCATCATGCCTATCAGCATTAAAAGCAAGCGCGAGGGTTTCCGCCGGTGCGGCATTCCGCATTCGGCCAATGAGATCACCTATCCTGATGATCGCTTTACACCCGATGAAATAACACGATTACAGGCAGAGCCGATGCTCACAGTGGAGATAGTGCCGGATCAACCGCACGAAATTTCTGGAGATACTATGACCGTTGCCCAGATAAAGAATGAGCTCGATGCCCTGGGCGTCGAATACCCGGACAAGGCAAAAAAGGCAGAGCTGTTTATGCTCTATCAGGCGGCATTGGATACGGTTGAAACAATTTAGGATTGATTATCATTTTTTCAATTTTCAATAGTCAATAGTTAATTGTCAATTAAAAACGGAGGTATTGAATCATGACTACATTAGCAGCGAATGAACTCCGAACCTTTGAGCTCGGGGACCGCAACGAATTTCCAGTTATTGCGGCAGACATTATTTACGAAGGGGCTGCCGTGGGTCTGGTCATTGCATCAGGCCATGCCCAGCCATTAACCTCTGCAGACAAGTTCGTCGGGTTTGCAGAGAAAAAGGCCGACAATTCCCTCGGCGCAGCCGCGGCACTCAATGTGCGCACCGTTAAAAAAGGCGCAATCAAACTGGCCGTAACCGGCGCAGTCATTACCGATGTAGGTCAGCCCGTCTACGCCCAAGATGACAACACATTTTCATTTATCAAAACATCAGGCGTATTCATCGGCTTTATGCGGCGATACGTGTCAGCCGGGGTTGCCATCGTGGAATTTGACGTTGACAATTTTGTCGATCCCCACGAGGGCCTCACTGCCGAAACCGTGACAGCCGATAAAACCCTCGATAATCTGGATACCGGCAAGGTTTTTTTCATGACCGTTACCACGAAAACTATAACCCTGCCGGCAGTGGCAGCGATGGCATTCAGGATCGTGAATGGCGGGGCCTACGGTACAATAGATTGGGATGTGGCCCCAAATGCGAGTGATTTGATAATTTATTTGGATTCAGGCGGCACGGTTAATCATGGGCTCGATAATACAAAGGCGACTGCTCAAAGAGGTGATTACCTGGATATCGAGTACGGTGATGCCAATGGCTGGATCGTTCGCAAGTCACGCGGAACCTTTGCAGACAAAGATAATTCATAATAATAAATTAAGGGATTGAGGGATTGAGGGATTGCGGAATTAATAATTCCTGAATTCCTAAATTCACAATTCCTAAATTAAAAAACGGAGGTACATACAATGTCTGGATACAAAATAGGAGAAAAGGGAATTATTGGAAAAATTTTCAATAAACTCTCA